ACAGCAACATTCTCGACAAGCGCAAAGAATTTCACGCTTACACATTACAGCCTTACATTACAGCCATTGAAGACCGCTTATCACTAGATGATTTAACACCACGTGGTCAAGTAGTCCGATTTGCTGTAGATGAAACTTACCTACGCAACGACCCACTAGAGCGTTTGCAGGTAACAGAGAAACTTCTCCAACTCGGTTTGATTGACCTAAATCAAGCAAAAGAGATGGAAGATTTAACACCGGAAGGAAACACCGATGCTTCTTAATTTCTCAGCGGAAGTAACCGCCGCGGATGCTGGTCGCCGCATTATTAGCGGCAAAATCGTGCCATTTGGCGAAGTCGGTAACACTTCAGCCGGTGCAGTTATCTTTGAGCGTGGTTCTATACAAGTGCCGAACGTATCTAAAATAAAGCTGCTTGCACAGCATGAACAAACGGCTTCCGGTGTAATCGGGCGCGCTCAATCTATTCATGAAGCCGAAGATGGAATGTATGCAACATTTAAAGTTTCTGCTTCCCGTGATGGCGAGAATTTTCTTATTAAAGCAGCCGAAGGTTTGCTAGATGGTCTTTCCGTTGGTGTTGAAGTTATCGCATCATCAGAACGTAAAGACGGAACTTTAATTGTAACCGCTTCAAAACTTAATGAAGTTTCATTGGTAGAAACACCAGCGTTTGATGCAGCGCGTGTTTCATCCGTAGCAGCGCAAGCCGGAACTGATTCCGATGATGCAGCGGAAGAAAACCTTGAAGCAATGGAAGATGAACAAATCCAAAAGATTTCTGATGCAGTTGAAGCCTTGAAGATAATTCAAGAGACGGAGAAAGCGTTAGAAGAATCCGAAACCCAAACAGAAAGTGAGGCAAGCGTGTCAGAGAACACAGCAGCCGCAACAACTGAGGCAGCAGCAACAGCGGAAGCCTCACCAAAATAAATGCAGCAGCACCATACACAGCTGCTACAACAGCACCACGTCATGGCATTACCTCAATGGGTCGCTATGTTGAGCACAAACTTCGCGCCTCTTTGGGTGATGAAGATTCTAAGCAATGGATTGCAGCAGCTGAAGACCCAAAGGTCGTTCAAGCAGCAGCAGACTCTATTGGTACAACTAACCCAGCGTTTAACCCAATTCAATACTTGAAGGAATTCGTATCAAATACGAATTTTGGGGCTCCGGCACGGGATGCGGTCAGCCGTGGGGTGCTCCCATCCTCAGGCATGACTTTTCAAATTCCATCGCTTGTTACTCCTGGACAAACAGCACCAGTAGTTGCACAGGTAAATGAATCTGCAGCAATCGGTGAAACCGGTATGACATCTGCATACCTCACAGGAACAGTTAAGAAGTACGCTGGCGCACAGACAGTTACTCTTGAACTCCTAGAACGTTCAAATCCTGTTTTCTTTGATGAACTCACAAAGCAGATGGAACTTGCTTATCTAAAGACCATTGACGCAGCAATCCTTTCAGGACTTGTTGCTGGTGGAACACTCGGAACAAAGAACTACACCGCTAACTCAGCCGGTATCATTGACTTCGTTTCAACTGAATCTGCTTTGGCTTACCAAGGTACATCGTACTTCGCTAAGAATTACCTTGCTGGTATCGGTCAATGGACAACAATCATGGGCGCAGTTGATACAACAGGTCGTCCAATCTACAACGCTGGTCAGCCAATGAACTCAGCTGGTAACTCTAACCCAACTTCAATCAAGGGTAACGTTCTCGGACTTGACCTCATGGTTGATTACCAAGCGGTTTCAACTGTTATTGACGATTCTGCATTCATTATCGTCCCTGAAGCAGTTACATGGTATGAGAGCCCAACTTCATACTTCTCAGTTAATAACGTTACAAATGGTCAGGTTCAAATGGCTATTTACGGATACGGTTCACTTGTTGTTAAGCAAGCTGCCGGTATTCGCCGTTTTAACATCGCTTAATAAGGCATAGTACGGACACCGGCGGTTAGTAGCCCTGCCGCCGGTTGTCCCTTAGAAAGGAAATCATGGCAGCAACATACGTAACAGCGACCGAACTCCGGGCAAATCTCGGTATTGGTACGCTCTACGACAATGCCGTGGTTGAAGAAGTTTGCCAAACGGCAGAGAATCTTATTAAAAAACAACTTTGGTTTAATGACTTCCCAGTCGTTTCAGCTGCTATTTATAGCAATAACTGTTACGTAGTCATGAGCGCAAACCCTACATTCGTCTACGGTCAATCCGTGACCATTTCCGGTGTTGGTGCAAATTACAATGGCACAAAGACCATTACATCAACCTATCCGTGGACTAGCGGTTCTGCTTCATTCCCATTCTTTAATACGTTCCCTTACAACACATACAATTTCCCACGTGGCTATTCCATCATCCAATACGCCGCTACCGGTACGCCAGCCGATGATAATTGGCATCAAGTTCTTCCATACGGCAAAGTAAGCGGTCAGTTTAATTCTGACCCATACGATACCGTTCCTGAAATCCGTGAAGCTGCAATGATGATAGCCGTAGACGTATGGCAAGCACGTCAGCAATCTAATGCTTCCGGTGTATCTCCTGATTTTACTCCTAGCCCGTACCGTATGGGTAACTCGCTTCTATCTCGCGTTCGCGGTTTAATTGCGCCACATCTAAGCCCACGCGGCATGGTTGGGTAACATGGCATACGCTCTTGTTGCTAACATCCGTTCTACCGTTGCCGCGGCTTTAGATAACCCTACGGTGTGGCAGGTGTTCGCCTTTCCACCTGCTTCACCGTTGGCTAATTCGGTGATTATTACGTGGGATGACCCAATGATTACCAGCAACAACAATACGCACACAGCGATTAGCCCAATGGCGCATTTACGCCTAACACTTACAACTGAACTTTACGACAATCAAGCTGCACTAGCGAACATCGAAAACATGACTGTAGAAGTGTTTAAGAAACTGGCGGCAGCACCAAATTTAGTTTTCAACGTACCTAACATCTCAGCTCCAACAGTTTTAGGCGATGATGCAGGTAAAATGTTATCCGTTGAAATCACAATCGAAACCCTAACAAACTGGAGCTAACATGGACGAGCTAACCCCGGAAAACGCAGCATTCCTGATTAAAATTGGTCAGGTAGAAGAAGCCAAAGCATCAAAGCCAGCGGCACAGAAAGTAGAGGAATAACAAGTGGCAGTATTTCTAAATAACCAGGCTGGTTTGAAAATTGGTACAGTAGACCTTTCAGACCACGTTAAGTCCATCACCATTAACCAAAAGTTCGATGAACTCGAAGTAACGGCTATGGGTGACACAGGACACAAGTTCGTCAAGGGTCTTGAATCTGCTTCAATCACAGTTTCATTCTTGAACGACACAGCGACAGCATCAGTTCTTACAACCCTTCAAACTGCCTACGGAACATCGGCAGCGTTTAAGGCTGTAAATACAGGTGGAGCAACACCAACCATTTCAGCTACAAATCCGTTATACAGTGGGTTAATTTTGATTAACAACCTCACTCCAATTAACGGAGCCGTGGGTGACATCTCAACTCAGGACATTACGTTTACTGTAAATGGTTCAATCACATACGCAACAACTGGTACCTGGTAATAACTAGATAGAAAGGGCTACACAATCATGGCAAGTCTAAAAATAAAACTTAATAACGGTGACGTAATAACGGCAAAGATTACACCGGCAGTCGAGTACGCTTTCGAGCAACATAGTGGCAAAGGATTTTACAAAGCCATTACGGAAGACCAAAAGCAGACCGATGTCTATTGGATTGCATGGCGTTGTTTAGTCGCTCAGAAAGTAGATGTAGCAGCATTTGGTACGGCGTTTCTTGATACGTTGGAAAGCGTGGAAATAGTAGACGACAGCCCAAAAGAATAGACCGGGAAAGCCTGACTTATCGGATAGCAACACTCGCCGTTAGGACAGGCTTACCCATAGCAGATTTATTAGCTGCCGATGCGGAAATGCTAAACGCTATTGTTGATGTATTGGTGGAAGATAACAAAAGGATGAATAATGCCAGTCGAGGTAACCGGGCTTAAAGAGTCGCTACGCGCTCTTAAAAAGTTCGAGCCCGACCTAGAAAAGAATCTGAATAGACAGATTCGAGCATTTGCAGCACCGGTAACACGCAAAGCGCAGGGATTCGTGGAAAACAATGCCGGTGGTTTAACTAACTGGGTAGTCGGTGGTTCTGCAAAGAAATTTAAAGAATCTCAACTCGAAAAACGTAAGGGTTTTCCTAAATTCAACGCTTCAACTGTTAAGCGTGGTATCAGACTTTCAACCATTCCAACCCGAAGAAACCGTGCCGGGTTTATTTCCGTTTACCGTATCGTGAACTCAAACGCCGCCGGTGCTATTTATGAAACCGCTGGGCGCAAAGGTGGCGGTACTGGTAAGAGCGCACGTCCAAACTTTGCTAGACAAATGGGAACGTTATCCGGTCGTGACAACATGCGTGGTCGTGTTATTTTCAAAGCATGGGAAGAAGACCAAGGCAAAGCACAAGGAAACATCCTACGTGCGATAAACTTTACATTATTGAATTTTAAGCGGGGTACAAAGTGAGCATGTTATCTAAAGTCGCCATTGACATTGTTACCTCATACAAAGGCCAACAAGACGTACTCAAAGCTCAAAAGCAACTCAGTCTGCTCGATTCCACCGTTTCCAAATTAGGTAAAACACTCGGTAAAGCATTTGCCGGGTATGAAGTAGCTCGATTTGCCAATTCGTCACTTAAAGCATTCACAGCCGATAATCTTGCAGCAAAACAGTTAGCCCTAACTCTTACTAATCTCGGATTAGGTTTTGACTCAAAGCGCGTAGAAATGTTTATCCAAACCACCGAAAAACTTACGGGTGTATTAGATGAGCAACTTCGTCCGGCGATGCAGTTATTCCTCAACACAACCGGTTCAGTTACTCGTTCACAAGGATTACTCAACACCGCGCTAAACATTAGCCGCGCAACAGGTAAAGACCTCGCATCGGTTTCAACGGCTTTGGCACGTGCTTATCAGGGCAATTACACATCCTTACAGCGTTTGGGTATTGGTGTGGATGTAGCCACAATGAAGACACAAGGTTTTGCGCAAGTTCAAGACACGCTTAACAAGAAGTTTGGTGGCGCAGCACAGTTAGCAGCAGACTCCTATCAGGGTTCGCTGGACAAACTCAAAGTTGCAGCCGATAACGCTAAAGAGGCGATTGGTAAAGGTTTGGTTGATGCTTTGGCTGCTCTTTCAAGCAGCGGAACTATTGACGGAACAGTTAGTGCAATTGACAAGATTTCAGCGGCTTTCGGTCGTGCTATTGGTGGTGCTGGTCGTTTTATTGCTTATACCAAAGCAGTATTTCTAGATGGAAAATCTGCACAAGCGGCGAAGGCTTTGGTTTTCCCGGAAGCACAGGCAAAGCCACAAACTCGCGGTGCTGGTCGTTTGGCTGTTGATTTAGCAAACCAACGCGCTGCAGCTGAAAAGAAAGTCACAGATGCAATTAAGACTAAAGCGGCGGCAGATGCTAGAGCCAATGCGGCATTATTAAAGCAAAAGTCAGACCAACTTAAACTAGACCAAGCATCGGCATTATTGAAGAAATCGCAGTCAATGTTCGATTTGCAAGCCATTGAAATCGCAGCTGCTTTACAAAATGACCGTTTGACAGCTGACGAAAAACTTCGTCTACAAATGATGGCAACGCAAGACCAACTTGCTGCAGCCATTCAGGACAAGAACGTTCCTGCCGTTGATGCTCTCATTACTGCTATTGGTAATTTGCAATCAGCATTTGAGAATTTATCGAAAGTCAAAATAGATAACCCATTCCAACCTGCTATTGACGGTGCTATTGCCCTACAGTCTTCCCTATACGGTCTTAACGCGGCTTTGCAAGCCACAAGAGAGACTAACGGTCGTGGTAGTGCTTTCGACCTTTCTAACTACCTTTCTTTGGGACTTTCATCAGCTTTACAAGATGCTAGAAACCTTAACGGTCGTGGTAGTGCTTTCGACCCATCTAATTATCTTTCAGTTCCACGTCCGGGAGCAGGGGCAACACAATCGGTTCAAGTAACTATCTCAGCCGACCCGGGTCTAGTGGCAACAGTTCAACAAGGTATTGTCAATAACACGGCAAGCGGTAACGCTGCGGTGTATTCACGTTCTAGCACAGCTCGCGTGGGTGACTGGTAATGGCATCGTCTTATCCAATTACTGTAACCGTACTTGTAGACTTAGGTAGTTCACCTGCCTACCCGGTCGCTGGTACGCCATTCACATTGGATAACGCCACATACGGCAGACTCGATTACAATTTCTTATCGTCCGGTACTTCATACATCGTGGACGTTTCATCTCAGGTTCAAAAGATTCAAATTGGTGGCGGTTACAACCTATTGCAAGACCAGTTCGAAGCCAATCAGGGAACTGTCAGAATTTACGACCCTAACGGTTGGTGGAATCCACAAAACACCGCTTCACCGTATTACGGCTTTCTAAGCCCAAATAAGAAAATAGTTATTCAAGCTACTTATCTCGGTACGACCTACACACAATTTAGCGGTTACATCAACGCCTATAACTACACATTCCCAACTAACATGAACTTTGGTTATGTAGACCTAGCGGTATGCGATGCGTTCAGATTATTTAACATTGCTGAAATTACGACCGTTGCTGGCACGTCAAACGGTCAAACAACCGGTGCGCGTATTACTAACATTCTCGATTCGCTGAACTTCCCTACATCCCTACGCAGCGTGGATACCGGCGACCAGTTAGTCCAAAACGACCCGGGTACAACTCGAATAGCCCTATCAGCCATGAAGAACGTTGAATTCGTTGAACAAGGAGCATTCTACGTAGATGCCAATGGTTATGCCGTATTCAAGTCGCGTTCCAACATTGTCAAGACCAACGGCGCAGCTCCAATAACCTATTTCTCCAATGACGGAACTGGTATTGCTTACTCAAACATCAAGTTTGCCCATGATGACAAACTAATCGTGAACTCAGCCGTTTTCACCAACATAGGCGGCACGGCACAGACCTACACCGATTCCGGCTCAGTTACAAAGTATTTCCTACATACTGTCAGTAATAAGAATCTTGTCGGCTATAACAATGCTCAGGCTTTGGCAAACGCCACACTTTATGTCAATACCCGTAAAGACACCACGATACGAATTGACTCTATTAGCCAAGACCTAACCACGCCTAACTATGATGCCGGTATCGTGGCTGCTTTGACTTTGGACTACTTCTCAACCGTGAACATTAAAAACGTTCAGTCCAACGGTTCAACCGTGACAAAGACCCTACAAATCATGGGTTCTAACTACACCATCACACCGACAAATTATGACATCACTTTCACCACATCCGAACCTATCGTGGATGGCTTCATCTTAGATTCAGCCCTCTACGGTATACTAGACACCTCTATACTGACTTAGGAGCAACATGGCGACTGGCTTTCCAACAAAGGCTAACTGGGCGGCAGGTGACGTACTCACAGCTGCACAAATGGACGATTTAGCAGGTACAGTAAATCTGTTGAACCCAACTGCAAAAGGTGGTTTGGTTTCTGCTTCAGCTGCTAACACTCCTTCCGTTCTAGCAGTCGGTACAAACGGTCAGATTTTAACTGCCGATTCAACACAAACAACCGGGCTTAAATGGGCAGGTGTGACAATCGCGGCTAATACCGTTCTTACATCTCCATTGGAAACTGCCACAATTTCTGCCACAGCGGCGACCGGTACAATCAACTACGATTGTGTGACACAAGCTGTTCTTTATTACACAACAGCGGCAACTGCAAACTTTACTTTGAATTTCCGTGGAAGTTCCACGGCTACCCTTTCGTCTTTATTGGCTGTTGGTCAATCCATAACGGTCGTATTTCTTAATACAACAGGTGCTACAGCGTTTTATCCAACTGTTTATCAGGTAGACGGTGTTGCAGTAACCCCTAAATGGCAGGGCGGTTCAGCACCAACTGGCGGTAACGTTTCAGCTGTAGATGCTTACTCATTGACGATTGTCAAGACCGCAGCAACTCCTACCTACACAGTTTTCGCTTCACAGACAAAGTTTGCGTAAAGGATAAAGATGCCACTACTAGGAACAAACGCGGGAGATTCCGCTAAAGGCTATGGGTTCTTATCGAGCGTTCGCACGATTCCAATCACTTATCTTGTCATCGGTGGTGGTGGCGGTGGAATGAGTGGCTCATCGTATTTAAGCGCGTACGGTTCAGGCGGCGGTGGTGGCGGTGGCGGTTATGTCTCCGGAACTGGTAATTTCCCACGCGGTTCTGCTTTAACGGTAACAGTCGGTGCTGGTGGAAGCGCGCCTTCAACTGGAGGAAGTAGTTCGGTATTTTCTAGCGTTACTGCCGTTGGCGGCGGTAATGGTGGTTCTCCTGCTCCTGTTGCAAATACTGTTAATGGTGGTTCAGGTGGCGGTGGTTCTGTAAACGTTACTGCTGGTACTGGAACATCAGGGCAAGGCAACAACGGTGGTGCTGCTGGAAGCGGTGGAACTGTTTCTTCATACGCCGGCGGTGGCGGTGGCGGCGGTGCTGGTGCAGTAGGTAATGCTGGTTCATCAACCGTTGGTGGCGCAGGCGGCGCGGGTACTTCTTCATCTATTGACGGAACTGCTACCACACGTGCAGGAGGCGGTGGCGGCGGTGGTGGAACGAGCGCAGGAAGCGGTGGAGCTGGCGGCGGTGGTGCTGGAACTGTAGCTGCTACAGCAACAGCCGGAACCGCAAACACAGGCGGTGGAGGAGGCGGCGCGGGAAATAATGGAACAGCTGGTAACGCTGCAAGCGGCGGCGGTGGAATCGTAATTATTTCCTATCCAACGTCATACGGTTTGGCTGTTGCAACTACAGGAACACCTACTCAGACCACAGTTAGCACAAACTATGTTTACAAATTTACTGGAAGTGGGAGCATCACATTCTAATGGCTCACTTTGCAGAAATTGAAAATAATGTGGTTCTTCGAGTAATTGTCGTCAATAATGACGTTTTAGAAAATAAACCATTTCCGGAATCAGAGCCGATTGGTGTAGCGTTTTGCAAATTGCTTTATGGTGAAAATACCGAATGGCTACAAACCAGTTACAACGGTAATTTTCGCGGCAAATACGCCGGCAGCGGAATGACCTACGACCCAGTAAATGATGTGTTTAATGATTCAACAGGTAATCAGTAAAGCCGTATCGCACAAGGGCTACAAAGAAGGTGCGAACAATGACAACATCTTTGCTGCAATAGCAGGACACGCTAACCACCAACCGTGGTGCGCTACGTTCGTTGTGGCATGCTTCAAAGAGGGTAAAGAGACTGCCGCTATTCCCAATTCAGCTTCATGTGAATACATCGAAGCATGGGGCGTAAAGATGAAACGCACACGCACAAAGCAAATCGCAAAGCGTGGCGATTTAATCCTCATGGACTTTACAAAGTCCGGGCGTTCTCAGCACATCGGTATTGCCATCCATGACTTTGACCTAAAGACAAACACCATTCAGACCATCGAAGGCAACACCGGAGATGTCAATCAAGCAAACGGCGATGGAGTCTATGTCAAGACTCGCCACGCAGAGTTCATCAGGGCTGTAGTTCGACCAAATTGGAGTAACCCAAATGAAGCTAAATAACGTCCTAGAGGTAGCAAAGTCATACGCACGTTCAGCGTTCGTAGCATGTCTTACTCTCTATGTAGCAAACCCAACAACATCATTAGCAGATTTCGCTAAAGCTGCTTTGGTCGCTGTTGCTGCTCCAATCCTTCGTGCTCTTGATGTTAATGATTCTGCTTTCGGATTGGGTGCTAAAAAGAAATGACAGCAAGTGCCGTATTTACTGTAAATGCGACACCGGTTCTTATCGTCTCAGCATTACCTCAGTATCAGGAAGTTAATCTGCATGCGACCGCTGGCGTGTATCTCGGTAACGCTTCGGTGACATCTTCTACTGGGTATCTTTTGGACAAAGACACCAATTTCCAATTTACCTTAGAGCCTAACCAATCCTTTTACGCAGTAGCACCGGTAACGGCTACTCTCTATGTATTGGCAACTGAACTATGAGCCAACAAGATTTCTTAACATTCTACGTTTCAACACTCTTTGCGTTCGTTGGTGTTGCTGGGGTATTTATTAAATACCTCATTGGACAAATTAAACGACTCGAGTCGCGTGTTGATGACATCTACGATTTGCTTTTAGAGAGACACTAGTGCTATGGCTCGGAAGATTAAGGTTGTCGAATCGGGAGAACTCACGCAGCTTGAAGTCCATGCTATTCAAATCAACGAGTATTACAAAGCTTTACGCAAAGCCGGATTCTCCGTTGAAATGGCTCTTGCTGTATTGGATTGCCGCGGTTCTTATCCTGATTGGATAATCCCCGAGCCTAAAGACATTCCCTTCACGTATGAAGACGATGAAGACGAGGATTAGGGGCTACCTATTAAGAAAATCGTTATAGTTCCGGATTTACAAGTTCCATACCATGACGAGAAAGCAGTAAGAAACCTTGCAGGATTTATCCGCAAGTTTAAGCCCGACCAAGTAATCACTATTGGCGATGAAATAGACCTGCCACAAATCAGTCGTTGGACTGAGGGTACACCGGGTTTCTACGAGCAGACCCTAAACGCTGACCGTCAGCTGACAATGGATGTTCTTTGGGATTTACAGGTTACCGATGCTGTCCGGTCAAACCATACCGACCGGCTCTATAACATCATTATGAAGAAAATCCCGGCGTTCCTAGATTTACCTGAACTACGTTTGGAGCGTTTTCTAGGCTTTGACCAGTTAGGCATCAAGTATCACCGCGACCCATTGGAGTTCGCACCGGGCTGGATAGCCATTCATGGCGACCACGGTAGCCTAAATCCACAACCCGGTTTAACGGCTCTAGGACACGCTAGGAGACACGGAAAGAACGTGGTGTGTGGTCATACCCACAGGGCAGGTCAATCAGCCTTCACAGAGGCTTCTGGGGGCGTTTTAGGGCGTGTTTTGAGGGGTATTGAGGTCGGTCATTTAATGGATTTCAAAAAAGCCGGTTATACAAAGGGAACGGCAAACTGGCAACAAGCGTTCCTAGTGGTCTATGTGGACAAGAAAAAGATTTCACCGGTTCTAACCTACTTTGAAAAAGACGGCTCATTCATCTTTGAAGGCAAAATCTACGGGTAATTCATAACGAAATTGTTATGGTAAAAGCTGCCGATTAGGTAGCAAATGTCTCTCCATGATGTCACACTTAATCTGTAATCGAGACGGACTCGGTTACGGAAGGGCTACAAAATGGCAATTCTAGCGATGGCGGTTTTAGGTTCAACCGTCTTTCTTATTATCGCTTGCGCATTAGACATCATCAAAGACAAAGCCTACTGGGAAGGAAGGAGAGCCGGTTATGCAAGAGC